GAGATATTTGCAGGCAATTATGACGAGGGGCTTGATCAGATCTCTGCCGGTATTGATGCGGTGGTTCAGAATCTTACCACCATGATGCCAGAGGTGGTCCGGATTGGAGTAGGGATCATTGAGTCACTGGCAACAGCTCTTATTGAGAATCTTCCAACTATGCTGCCTGCATTGATGGATCTGGTGATGGGTATCGGAGATATGATCATTGAGAACCTGCCGCTTTTGGTAGAGACGGCATTGCAGATTGTGCTGCAGCTGGCTACCGGTATTGCGGAATCACTTCCTACACTGATTCCTACGATAGTTGATGTGGTGATCACCATTGTCGAGACTCTGATTGATAATGTGGATCTTCTTATTGATGCATCCGTTGCTCTTATTGTCGGGCTGGCAGAGGGATTGATCAACGCACTTCCGAGGCTGATTGAAAAAGCTCCCGAGATCGTCATGAAGCTCGTGGATGCTATAATCACCAATGCTCCTAAGCTCTTAGAAGCCGCAGGAAGGCTCATTATGACTTTGGCGCAGGGTATTGTCAATAACATTCCGAAAGTCCTTGAGGCGGCATTTAACCTTGTTGTATCGCTGCATGAGAAGATAGTCAGTCTTAGGGATAAGCTCGGAGAGGCTGCTCTCGATATCATGAACACATTCAAGGATGGTATCCTCGGATTTTTGGATTCCGCAAAGACTTGGGGCAAGGATCTAATTGATAATTTTGTCAATGGTATCAAGGCAAAGATTGATAAGGTGAAGGAGACTGTGGGTAATGTAGCTCAGACAGTCAAGGATATCCTTGGATTCTCAGAACCGGAAGAAGGTCCTCTGTCGAATTTCCACACCTTTGCTCCGGACATGATGGAGCTGTTTGCGCAGGGTATCCGTGATAACGAGAAGATGCTGCAGGATACTGTCGCAGATGCTTTTGATCTGCAGGGACAGATTGAGGGCGGCAGTGTGAATGCTGGATATGCTCCGGCACTGGCTGGTGGCGGAATTTCTAGTGCTGATATGGTCAACATGATCACCGAAGCACTCCGCAATATCATGGTGCAGGTGAGGATCGGTGACGAGCCTTTTGATGATATGGTATCCACATCAATTCAGAGGACAGCATATAGGACAGGAGGCAGAGGATGAGTGATAATAGTATAAGAACTAATTATCCAATGATGTTCAACACAACTGTGATTCCATTTCCTACGGATTGCAGTGAAAATTCGCAGACTATAGAATCTGTTATGCAAACAGAAGCAGGCAAAGATGTGGTGACTGTTTCACGATATAATAAACTGCATGCAACAATGTCATTCGTGTGCCTGCAGAGCACTGTGCAGGTACTTGGCGGATTCAGAGATGTTGATAGATTTACATTCAAACGATATAATCCAGTTATAGATGATTATGAGCAGAAGACAGTGAGGATGCGGAATTTTAATTGCAAACCTCGCAAGGGTTCAGAAGATTTGAAAGAAGTAAAAGGTGTATGGGAAGTATCGTTTGACCTTGAGGAGTTTTAAATATGTATCCTGCATCGGCTGATTTTATAACGGCAATTAAATCAGAGGTAAGGCATATTCATTGGAGTGGGAGTATTGGTTTCGATATTCCTATCACCTTTGATGATGAAAATATTTTATCATGCACCATATCAAAAAAGATATCTGGACAGAAACTTGATATCGGAACAGTGCACATGTCGCAGATCACTGCGGAATTGATTCTTCCGTCAGTTTCTCGATATGAGCTGTATGGAAAAAATATTACAGTTTCCGGATCTGTTGAAGGTGCAACGGATGTGATCCCGATGGGGATATTCACGATTGCAAAGGCAACACAGACAGCAGACAGGATCAGCATCACAGGCTATGACAACATGCATAAGTTTGAGGATGCAAGATTCTCACTTGCGGAGCATGGTATTCAATCACCTTATGAATGGCTGTCAGAAGCCTGCACAGCATGTGATGTTGAACTTGGCAGTACATCATCAGTTATTGAATCATTACCGAATGGTGGGCGTAAAACAGGCTTTGCGGATGTGGTTGCTGATGTGAACACATGGAGAGATGTGCTCGCATATCTTGGTGCATATTTAGGATCGTATTCTTATATCGGCAGGGATGGTAAGTTATATCTTGATAAATATAAGGGCACAATAAGTGATACTGTTCCTGCATCTTTCAGAGCATCCTCAAACTTAAGTGATTACAGAACAACTTATGATGGTTTGTATGGTGTTCACAAAGAAAGCGGAGTGCAAGAATATGTGCACAACACAAACAGCAATGGGCTTGTTCTTGATCTTGGAATAAATCCATTCCTGCAATTCACGGATCAGAGTAACAGGCTGGCTGCACTGCAGGAAATCATCGATGCATGGAATGGAATTTACTATGTTCCGTTTAATGCAGAAATGCCATTGATCCCGACATATGATGCCGGTGATGTTTTGAAGTTTGTTGATAACCAAGCGAGTGAATATGACATAGGTGTCATAACTGAAATCATTTATAACTTGAATGGTTCAATGACAGTGAAATGCACTGGTGATAATCCGAGGCTTACAGCATCGCAGGATCGATTCAGCAAATCAATTGCAGGCTTGTCAAAGGATTATAACAATGGACAAGAAACAGGTGGTAAGAATTTCTGGATGTTGCATACAGAGAACACATCACCGCTGACAGTTGGTTCGACTAAAACGGAAGTAGCTGAGATCGAGTTTAAACAGACCGTTGACGTTCAGCGATTAGGTCTGATGTTCACTTGTGATGGAGATTTGTCTGCCACAGCGGTCGTGAAAGTTTTGATTACCGTTGATGACTTGAATGATTACGAGTTTGAAGTGACGGAAAGCAAGTCACTATTAGGCAAGAGAACGTACAATTCAACTTGCGGATTCAGAGTAACAGGCAAGGGAACGCACGTTGCAAAGGTTTACATGACCGTCACAGATTCAGCGTTAAAGTGGAGCGATTTGGCATGAGTCTAAACATAGAAAATTTGAAATTTACAATATTTGGCTCGGGGCATGATTACACTCTTGCAAATTCGGGCAAGGGTGAGGTGCGGTGGTTCTCACATCCGTTTATGGCTAAAGGTTCGAGAGCATACGCAGGGATGTACTACTTCCAAGTGCCTAACGAACAGGGCGAGATGTTCGATGCGGTCAAGGATGACATAGCACATTGCACGTTCACTCCTGCACTCGGTGATACGTTTGACACAGTAGGTGAACAGGAAATCCGTGTAGATTACTACCGAGAATATCCGCACGATGAGGACACACTTGTTGTCGAAAAGCACCTTAAGCAGACCATCACAGTAGTAGATCACGGAGCTGTTGCATCCTCGTACTACAACAACATCATCTATGCTGACGGCTACTGTTATGTAAATCCTGCATCAGATTACGTGTCAAGGAATAACGGATGGTGGCTGTCGGGTTCATTCAAGAAGATATCTTCCCTGCCTTGGGGAACTGACTCGATATCAAATATCTCAAACAACCTTGAAGATGCGAGTGAAATGGGATTTGCTGACTTCTCACAGATGACATCATTCAAGGAACTGTTCAAGGGCAAGAATAAACTCACGAACATTCAGAACTTCGACCAGATAGATGTATCACACATTCGGAACGTGCAGGATATGTTCTACGGATGTGATTCGCTTGTTGATATCACACCGCTGAAAACATGGAAACTTCAAAACTGTTCAAACTTTGAAGGATTCCTTGGTGCAACAGGCATCGTAAACACGGACGGATTGCAGAACATCGACTTTTCGAGTGCATATTCAACGAAAGAGTTTTTCTATTATTGCCTATCGTTGACCGACCTAAACGGCATCAGCGGATGGGATATGACACCCATTGAAGATACAGTAAGTATGTTTGAGGGATGCAACAGCCTAACCGATTTAAGCCCTATTGGTGGGTGGGATATGTCGCACATTGTAAATGTGACACGTATGTTCAGAGGCTTTATTGATACTGACCGTTGCCCGATACTTTTATCTCTGGACGGATTGGAAGATTGGGACGTATCAAACGTCAGATTCTTCACGAAGATGTTTGAATTTAACTATTGGCTCGATGATATCTCGGCTCTGGCATCGTGGAACGTGTCAAACGGACTTGACTTTGAAGAAATGTTCAACGGTATAGCCGTTCCTAATCTGACAGCGATTAGCGGATGGGATATGTCGAACTCTACCAACATACATATGATGTTTGGCGGTAGTACAAAGTATTACTCCGATAGAATTGATAAGTATATTGTGTGGGTAGATGGACAGTATGGTTCAGAGCGTTATCTTGATTATCAAGGCAATCAATATATGTATTACGATGTAACACCGCCAAATACTGAAATAATCATAGAGGATGCTTCAGCGGTCGCAGGATGGAACGTGCCGAACGGAAGCGATGCGTTTGCGGTAAATCCCGACTATCCCGATTTGCAATCATGGACAAACATTCCTGCATGGAATTAAGGGGGCAACATGGCAAGTTATACTCCAAATTTAAACTTATGCAAGCCCGATGATTCGGACGATTACAAGGATTTCCGTGAGGGATTCAATGACAACATGGACATCCTCGACCAAGGCGGTGGAAATCAGAACATCGCCACAGACTATGACGACACACAGACATACACCCAAGGCGATTATGTGATACAAGGTGGAGTTCTGTATAAATGTGTCACGGCTGTCACAACACCCGAATCCTTTGACCCTACGAAGTGGACACAAGTGACCGTAGGCGATGAACTTGAGGGCAAGATATCATATGTGTCGTGGTTTGCTAACTTTTTAAATGGCGACATAATGGGACAACTTTATATTGACAACGGATACTACTTCTTGAAGTCGAGGAAGTACACAGGCGGTGACGGTGTAAACGTGAACCTCATACCGAATGGTGACGGAGAAATAAGCCTTGAATATCTGAAAGTCGTTGATGGAGCGGTGAACCTTGTATTTGATGATGGGAATTGAAAGGGGAAGAAATGGCAACAGTTACAAAACCGATAGCACTTGATGAAAGTTTTAATACCACAGAAGTCACGCCCAGAAACATCGCTGACGTGTTAGCCGAGGGTCTTTCGCACATAACAGGCAGGACGGCATCCGAGGTTGAGTACGACAACACGGATTCGGGCTTAACAGCCGACAACGTGCAGGATGCGATTGACGAAGTTAATGGAAAAGTACCTACACTTCCGAGCGTTGACATCCAAACAGCGGTGGATGAGTTTGAAACTTACAATGGCGGTCTTTTATCATCCCTCAAAGTCGCTCTCTCACCTAACCAAGATTTACACGGATATTCAGAGCCGTGGGTTGGGGGAAGTAGAAAGAATAAAGCACCACTAAAAAGCAAGAGTGGTAGTGGATTGACGTTTGTTGCGGATGAACTGTTAGGAAAGATGACCTTGACAGGAACAGCAACAGCAAGTGGATGGGGAACAGGAATAATCACAGAAATCAATCTCCCTGTTGGTTCTTATGTTTGTTCCGCTACAAACAATCCTAATAATGCAAACATAATGACCGATTGGCAACCACTCGGAGCAATCACAAGTTCGGGTATCACATTTAACGTCACAAGCAATACACAGCCTGTTAGAGTGACGTGGATGATAACCAATGGAACAACCTATGACAACGTGATTGAAGGTCTGATGATAAGGTCAGCATCCGAAACAGACCCGACATTCGAACCATATGAAAACATCTGCCCCATAAGCGGACATACACAGGTTGAGGTGGAGAACCATCAGAAGAATCTGTTTAATCCGTCAAACGTTATAATCGGATATATCGGGCAAAGCGATGGTGAATATAAGATAATTGCGTTCGCAGATGCGAGAACCATATATGCTCGGTGTGAACCGAACACCACTTACACCATCAGCAAAACGGCAGGAAAGAGATTTTCTGTCGGATGGTCTGATACATTACCCGATATCGGTGTAATCGTTAATGACAGTGTGTATGAGGCTACGGCATCCGTTGTAACTTTTACAACAGGAGCGACAGCAAAATACATTGTTGCTTTTGTTTGGCTTGGAACACAGGACACCATCACAGCCGATGAAATGTTAGCAAGTTGTCAGATAGAACTCGGCTCAACCGCCACAGCATACGAACCATACAACGGCTATCAAATAACCGTCAACCTCGGTGGTACATATTACAGCGGTACGCTTGATGTGGTGAGTGGGGTGTTTGTTCCCGATACGGCAATCGCAACGGTAAGTGATTTTGCGTTCACGGCAGGTAAGAGTGATGGTGACTTGGCAAAAGTAGAATATACTCCCTCAAATTTCAAAAACAGTATTGAAAAATTAAAATGTAACATGATGCCATACGTTGAGCAATCAGCGTCGTGGTCTGAAACAGAACCATGTTATACCATAGCAAGCGGTACAAAGTTAAGAGTCTACTTTGACGGAGACACTCTTGCTGATTTCCAAGCCGATTATGCTGACATACAGATAATCTACGAACTTGCCACTCCTCAATCCATCCAACTCTCCCCTACTATGGTAAAGGCTCTTGTTGGCGAGAACCATCTATCCGCTCCGTTAGAGGGGCAGGAGATAACCGAGTCCAAGTACAAGCAAATGTTCACCTTTGATGATGTCATCGCTTATATTCAATCTTTATCGTGAGGTGTGCCATGAAACTGAAAGACTTTATCGACAAATTAAGACTTGCCCATGATGTGCCGAATTATTACAATAATCATTTTCCGAAAAATCTCGGGTACTATGATGGGTCACGTTTCAGTTTTGATTGTTGGAATCTGATCAAAGCCGTATTGAGTGGATGGACGGATAACCGAACTGTCGGCTATTACGTCCACACAAATGAGTTAGTCACAGGCGACATTGACGGCTACACGATGCTCAAGAAGTGTTCGGGGAGATCAAAAGACTTCTCCAAACTCAAGCAAATCGGCACATACCTATACATCTACAAGTCACCACACGCAGGAGTGTACATCGGTGACTTTGAGGTGGACGGCTATTGGTTTAATGTGGTCGAATGTACAGGAGCATGGGAGTCAAAGGTTCAGTATACCTACGTTGACGAAAAAGGTGGCAGATATCTGTACAAGGGCGGTTCAAAGTCACCGTACTCATGGGAAGAATACGGACTTCTGCCGTGGGTGGAGTACGATGAAAAGCCGACACCCATTCCCGAACCCGAGCCGATTGCTAATGTCGCATTCGGAGTAGACGTGTCAAGGTGGCAAAAGGGATTCAACCTTGGGAATGCAAAAGCCGAGGGATTTACCTATTCAATCATCAAAGCAGGTGGAGCAGACACGGGGTACTATAAAGACCCCATGTTTGATAACTTCTACGCTCAAGCCAAGGCACTCGGGATGAAGATTGGTGCTTGCTATTACGGCAATGCTTTTTCCACAGAAGATGCACTCCAAGAAGCGAACTACTTTATCTCATACCTCAAGGGTAAGCAGATAACCCATGTTTACTATGATGTTGAGGGTAGGATGCTCAACCAAGGCTACACTCACTTGACGGACATCATCAACGTGTTCTGCCAAACAATGATAAACAATGGCTACGCTTGCGGTATATACACAAGCGAAAGTCACTTCAACTCACGATTTGACGATGCCAAACTTATTTTATTTCCTCACTGGGTTGCGAGATATTCTAAGACAGCTCCAAAACTTAAAAGCGGTGCTTTGATTGAGATCTGGCAGTATGGAGGATCTGTAAATTATATTCGTGATCCTAAGATTGCCGGTACGACTGTAGATCAAGATCAAGTAAATATTGAATGGGCTGATGCACCCAAACTTATAGAAGCTCCTGTGATTGTACCTATTGAGAGCAAGAAAAACGTAGACCAGCTTGCTATTGAAGTGTTGGCAGG